ACGGGCATGGTGCGGGCGATGTGCAGCGCGCCGGCGAGCGCGTACGTGCCGTCGATCGGCCCGGCGCCGGCCCGCTGGAAGCGCCAGGTGTCCCCGGTCCACTGCCGGGAGCTGGCGGCCACGTGGGCGTCCAGCATCGGGTCCGGGGCGTGCGCCAGCTGGCCGGCCTGCACCTGCTCGGCCAGTCCCATGCACGCGGCGGCGATGTCCCCGCGCACTTCCTCCAGCCGGACGCCGGGCGGCGGCCAGCCGTCACCGCGCCCCTTGCGCTTCTCCAGGTCCGCGGTCAGCGCGGCGGCCGGGCCGGACGGGAACCAGCCGAAGCGGCGCGGCTTGACCCGGCGCACCAGCTCGGGCAGCTCGGCGCGGACGATCTGTGTGCAGCCGGGGCCGCTCCAGGAGCCGAGCACGGCGGCGTGCGCGAGGCCGTCCACGACCGCGCAGGCCACCACCGAGGCGTGCGAGCCGTCCAGCGCGATGTCCACGCAGAGCGCGAGCCGGTCCCGGTTCGCGGCCAGGAAGTCCAGGGTGACGGCGTCGCTGGTGCTCTGCTGCCAGGCGTCGGGGTCCATCGCCGGGTCCAGCATGTGCACCCGCTGGCACATGTACTCCGTGCGGAAACTGGCCAGCTTCGCCCCGCCGGCGGCCTTCGCCTCGCGCGCGGCGCCGAGCAGGACGTCCGGGTCGGTGCGCGCGCCGAGGGTGGGGTTCGCCTGGCCGAGCGCGTCCAGGTCTTCCGGGTCCGCACCGTCCGGGGCGCTCCACTCGAAGATCCCGAGCCGTTCGTTGCCCACCCCGGTCTCCAGGAAGGTGAGCGCGGCGCCGCGCATCTCGTCCAGGACCAGGCTGCGATCGTCGCCCTGGTTGGTCAGGCACCACGCCTGCGCGTCGGCGACGGCGTTCATCGCGGGGACGGCGGCGTCCATGGCCGCGTAGTCGTAGTGCTCCCGGATCTCGTCCACGATCAGCCGGTTGATGGTGAAGCCTCGGCCGCCGGCGCGGTTCGCGGCGGCGATGCGCAGCACCGCGCCGTCGGTCGTGCGCAGCTGCTCCTGGCCGTTGTTCAGCCCGAGCTTCGCGACTCGGGGCGCCAGGTGCGGGCTGTCCTGCGCCAGCTCGGCCGCGGTCAGCAGGAGCGTCTCCTTCGCCACTGACAGTTTCGTGGACATTCCGAGGACGAGTTTCTGCCGTTCCACGAATAGCCAGTAAAGGGTCAATACGCGAATCAGGTGCGTTTTTCCTTGTTGCCTCGAAACTAGTAAAAGCACGGTGCGGAACCGCGGCCGGCCGTCGGGGTACAGCTCCCCGGCGTGGATGACGGCCCACTGCTGCCAGGGGTCCAGCGGCTCCTCCAGGACGTGCTCCGCGAACCAGATCACGTCGAAGCCGTAGCTGGTGTGCTCGGTCAGCTCCCGCAGCGGCGGGGTCCAGAGTCGCGGCTCAGGCCGACCCAGCACGGTCGGCGCGGCGCCGCTGGAGTTCGTCCAGGGGGTTGGCGACTGCTCCACCGGTCACGGCTCCCTTCACCGCAGCGCGGGCGCGCGGGCTCATGTTCAGCGCCTCCAGCGCGGCCAGGAGCTTCGGCCCGAGGTCCCGCAGGGTCTCCACCATCACCGCGTCCCCCACGCTGTCGATCGTGGCCGCGTAGAAGCGCGCCAGCGCGACCACGGCGGCGTCCCGGGGTTCCTGTTCGGTCTCGATCAGAGCACCGTTCAGCGCGTCGCTCAGGGACATATGCACAGTCTCGCATGTGGATCAGCTATCCTCACGATCATGGGACTGGCCTCCTGGTTCGCGGAGCGGAACGGCATCGCCGTCCCCCCGCCGTCCCACCCGCTCGGGATCGACCAGGTTCAGGAGCGCGCCACCGTCTCGATCGGGGACCCCGCGGTCCTGGCCGTGTTCGGGATCGACGCCGCGAACGGCTCCGTCGGCGAGACCACCGCCATGAACCTCTCCGGCGTCTACCGCGCCGTGTCGCTGGTGGCCGGCGCCATCGGGTCGCTGCCCCTGCGCACGCTGACCCCGGGCGAAGACGGCCAGTGGTCGCGCACGATCAGCTTCCTGGACCGCCCCGGTGGCGACCGCTACACCCCGGCCGAGTGGGCCGAGCTGGTCATGGTCCACCTGCTGCTGCACGGCAACGCCTACCTCCAGCACATCTACGCCGGCGCCGGCCAGCTGGTCGCGCTCTACCCGGTGCACCCCGGCGTGGTCACCACCGAGTGGGACGACAGCCGTCCGGGCGGCAAGGTCATCAAGGTCTCCGGGATGAACTCGCGCGGCGAGCCCTACGCCGAGGAGTTCGACGCGCTCACCATGACCCAGGTCATGGGCCCGAGCCTGGACGGCCTGGTCGGCATCTCCGCGCTGCACGTCGGCCGGCTCAGCCTCGGAACCGGGGTCGCCGGGGAGCGCGCCGCGAACCAGCAGTTCAAGAGCGGCGCCATGATCTCCGGGCTGGTCACTCCTGCCGACCAGGAGCAGGACATGACCCCGGACCAGGCGAACGACGTCCGGGACGCGCTGCGCCAGTACGTCACCGGCCCGAGCAACGCCGGCAAGGTGGCCGTGATGTCCAAGGCGCTGAAGTTCAGCCCGTGGACGATGACCGCCACCGACGCGCAGTTCATGGAGTCCCGGCTGTTCTCCGTGGACGAGATCGGCCGCTGGTTCGGCGTCCCGCCGCACCTGCTCGGACTCACCGAGAAGTCCACCTCCTGGGGCCAGGGCATCGCCGAGCAGAACCGCGGCCTGGCCCGCTACACCCTCCAGCCGTGGACGAACCGGATCGAACAGCGCGTGTCCCTGCTGCTCTCCGCTGGCCGGAGAGCCGAGTTCGACTACGCGCAGTTCGTCCGGCCCGCGCCGGAGGACGAGATCCAGCTCCTGATTGCGCAGGTGAACTCCGGGCTGCTGACGCTGAATGAAGCGCGCGCCATCCGGAACCTGCGCCCGGTGACCGGCGGCGACGCCATCCGCACCCCGGCCGGTGCCGCGCCCCCCACGGCGCCGGCCGGCTCCAACCCGCAGGAGGCACCGTGACCGCGCCCGCGCTGCTGCGCGCCGACGTCGTGTGCCGGTCCGAGCTGCGCTCCAGCGGGCGCAAGCTCGGCGGGTACGCGGCGGTCTTCGAGCAGACCACCGACCTCGGCCGCGCCGGCCTGGAGCGCATCGCCCGCGGCGCGTTCGACCCGGCGCTGTCCAGCCCGGAGACCGACGTCCGGGCGCTGTGGAACCACGACCCGCAGTACCTGCTGGGCCGGCAGTCCGCCGGGACGCTGCGGCTGTCCGCGGACTCCACCGGCCTGGAGTACGAAGTGGACCTTCCCGATACCGGCTACGCGCGGGACCTCCGCGCGCTGGCCGAGCGGGGCGACCTGGACGGGGCCAGCTTCGGCTTCGTGCCCGGCCAGGTGGAGAACCGAGGCGGCGTCATGGTGCACGTCGCGGTGGCGCGGCTGGTGGACGTCTCGCCGGTCACGTTCCCGGCGTACGCCGGGGCCAGCACCGAAGCACGCCACCTGGTCCCCGGCACCCGCCGGGATTCCAACCTGATCCGGGTCCGGCACCGTGCCGCCCGTAACACCCTGGGAGGGGTGAACCGATGACCGTGGACGAGATGCTGGCCGAGCAGGACCAGATCATGGCCAGCGCGGGCGACTCGGGCGACCTGTCCGCCGAGCAGGTCACGCGCTACGAGGAGCTGGACGGGCTGATCCAGCGCGGCCGGCAGACCGAGGAGATCCAGCGCCGGCACGCCGCCGCTCGAGCCGCCGTGACCCGCCCCGTGGCCGCCGCGCAGAACGCTGCCGGCGACCAGGACCAGCTGGAGCGCGCTTTCAACCACTACCTCCGGACCGGCAAGGAGAACGCCGACCTCCAGGAGCTGCGGGCGCAGAACGAGGGGACCGGCTCGGCCGGTGGCTTCCTGGTGCCGGACCGCTTCCGCCAGAAGCTGGTGGAGCGCCTGAAGGCGTTCGGCGGCCTGGCCGCCGTGGTGGACGAGTTCTCCACCGGCGACGGCGCCCCCGTCAACTGGCCGACCCTGGACGACACCGCGAACACCGGCGAGATCGTGGCCGAGGGCGGCACGTTCGTCAGCGGCGCGGACATGGTGTTCGGTGAGGCCAACCTGGGCGCCTACAAGTACATGTCCGGCGGCGCCGGCGGCACCGGCCTCCGGGTCTCCTGGGAGCTGCTCCAGGACTCGGCCTTCGATATCGAGGGTCTGGTGTCGCGCAAGCTCGGCGAGCGGATCGCCCGGCTCCAGGCGCAGCACCTGGTCCGCGGGACCGGCGTCGGCCAGCCGCTCGGGATCGTGACCGGCCTGACCGGCATCCAGACCGCGGCCAACAACGCGCTGACCTACGCCGACCTGATCACCTACATGCACAGCATCGACCCGGCGTACCAGGCCAACGCCCGGTGGGCGTTCAACGATGCCGCGCTGGCCGTGATCCAGAAGCTGATCGACGCCGACGGCCGGCCGCTGCTCCAGTCCAACGCGAACGGCTCGATCGCGAACGACCCGGGCGGCTACACCCTGCTGGGCAAGCCGGTCACCATCGACCAGGCGTTCAGCAACTTCAACAACGCCAGCCCCACCGTGAACTGGGGCGTCTACGGCGACCTCCGCGCGGGCTACGTGGTCCGCCGGGTCCGGGACGTGACCGTGGTGGTCGACCCCTACACCCGGGCCACGAACGGCCAGGTGCAGTACACCGCGTGGGCGCGGATGGACGCGACCCAGCAGGACACGAACGCCTACGTCGCCCTGACCGGCAAGACCTGATCCGGGCTCCCCGACAACCCAACCGCGAGAGGAGAACCTGATCATGGGAGTCCGTGACCTGGTCGGCGGGCAGCTGGTGAAGATCGCCAGCGCGAAGCTGACCGTGAACAGCGCGGCCACGTCCGCCTTCGACTTCGGCACCCCGAACGACATCAACCTGGCCGCCGCCTCCGGCGCGCCGGGCTACGGCTACCGGGCGGGTGACCGGCTGCTCCTGGTCGTCACCAGCACCACGGCCGGCACCACGAACGCGATCAGCATCAGCGTCCAGGACGCCGACGACTCCTCGGGGTCGATCGGCACGCCGGCCACCGCGCTCACCGACGGCACGTTCACCGGCGGGACCGGGGACCGGCAGTTCGTCAGCATGATCCAGGTGCAGCCGGGCCGCCCGTGGATCCGCGTCAACGCCACGGGCGTCGGCACCACCGACACCCACGTTCTGACCGCGGTGGTCTACGCGGTCCCGCGCGGGGGGCTGTAGGCCATGGCCCTGACCTCGGAGATCCTGGTCCGCGCGATCTGCACGGAGTCCGTGGCGGGCGACCTCCAGACCGCGACGGCCCCGCTGTCGCTGTCGAAGAAGATCCAGATGCTGACCGGCACCGGCACCAGCCAGGCCGACCTGATGTTCACCGACACGCGCACGCTGGCGGCGTCGGGGACCGAGGATCTGGACCTGAAGGGGTCGCTCCTGACCCCGCTCGGCCAGGCGTTCACCCCGGCGAAGCTGAAGGCGGTCATCGTCTCGGCGGCCTCGGGCAACACGAACGACGTCCAGGTCACCCGGCCGGCCAGCAACGGCGTCCCGCTGTTCCTGGCCGCGGGGGACGGGCTGCTGGTCAAGCCCGGCGGCGTGTTCGTGTGGGTCGGGCCGCCGTCCGGCGTGACCGTCACGGCCGCCACCGGCGACCTGATCACGGTCACGAACAGCTCCAGCGGGACCAGCGTCACCTACGACGTGGTCCTCATCGGCACGAGCGCCTGAGAGGAGGCGGCAGCGATGGCATGGGCACCGGACTACGCGACGACCGAGGAGCTGGCGGCGTACGTCAGCATCCCCGACGACGCGGACGATGTTCAGCTGGCCGGCGCCATCGCTGCCGCCTCCCGCGCGATCGACCAGGCGACCGGCCGGCAGTTCGGCCAGCTGGCCGTCCCGGAGGCGCGGATCTTCCCGGCCGAGCTGGACTGCCGGGTCTCGCGCTGGTTCGTCCGGATCGATGACCTGATGGTCTCCCCGACCGCGGTGGCCACCGACCCGGACGCCGACGGCGGGTTCACCGGGGACGTCGGCACCGGGTTCACGCTCGGGCCGGTCAACGCGGCCAGCCAGGGCCGCCCCTGGGACCGCCTGGACATCACCAGCGCCTCCAGCTACTACCCGGGCGCCCCGGACCGCTACGTCCGCGTGACGGCGCTGTGGGGCTGGTCTGCGGTGCCGCCGGCGATCAGCCAGGCGACGCTCCTCCAGGCCGCCCGCGTCTTCAAGCGCCGGGTGTCCCCGTTCGGCATCGCCGGGCCGACCGCCGACTCCGCCCCGACGTTCCGGCTGCTGTCCCGGCTGGACCCGGACGTGGAGGTCATGGTCCGCCCGTACCGGCGGACGTGGGGGTTCGTCGCGTGAACATCGCCGACGTGATGGACGACCTCGGGGCGGCACTGAAGACCATCCCCGGGCTGCGCGTCTTCCCCTACACCGCCGAGGATCTGCCGGCGCCCGCTGCTGTGGTCGAGTGGCCGGAGGAGATCAACTACGACGCCACGATGGGCCGCGGGTCCGACCGGATGTCCATGCGGGTGTCCGTCGTGGCCGGCGGGTCCAGCACCCGCGGCGCGCGCGACCAGCTGGCGAAGTACCTGGACGGGGCCGGGTCGGCCAGCGTGAAGGCGGCGATCGAGAGCTACGACGCCAGCGCCTACGACTCGGCCCGCGTCTCGCAGGCGCTGCCGGCCGTCATCGAATCCGCCGGGGTCCAGTACCTCGGTGCCATCTTCACCGTCGATCTGATCGGAAGGGGGGCCTGAAATGGCCTTCGTCCACGGCAAGGGCACGGCGGTCACCATCGACGGTGACGACCTGTCCGCCTACGCCAACAGCGTCACGTTCACCCGGACCGCGGACACGCACGACGTGACCACCTTCGGGAAGAACAGCAAGGTCTACGCGCCCGGCCTGAAGGACGGCACCGGGTCCATTGAGGGGATCTACGACTCCACCGCCATGTCCGGCCCGAGCGCGGTCCTGCGCCCGCTGGTCGGCGCGGCCGTGGTCACGCTGATCTACCGCCCCGAGGGCACCGGCACCGGGAAGCCGGAGGCGGAGGTGGACGTCCTGGTGAACTCCTTCGAGGAGTCCGCCCCGGTCGCCGACATGGTGACGTGGACGGCGGAGTTCCAGATGTCCGACGACATCGACGACACGCCGCAGAGCTGACCGGCCCCCGCCCGGGAGCCGGTAACGACCAGGGGAGGAGCACCCCATGACCGAGACCGCCGAGACCAGCCAGGACGCCGGCGACCTGCTGGCGACGATGCTGGCGCCGCGCACCGCCGAGACCGAGGACGTCCAGCTGGACGGGCTCGGGATCAGCGTCACCGTGCGCGGCCTCACCCGGGCCGAGGCCAACCGGGTCATTGGCAAGCCGATGGAGGCGGCCGAGCAGGAGCGGATCCTGCTGGCCGCCGCCATGGTCAACCCGCGCATGAGCCAGGACCAGGTCCGCCAGTGGCAAAAGGTGGCCCCGGCCGGCGAGATCGAGAAGGCCGCCGCCGCCGTGCGCCGGCTGTCCGGGCTCGGCGCGGAGGCCGTGAAGGAGGACATGGCCCGGTTTCAGGACTGACCACGGCTGGGCGTTCGCGTTCCGCCTGGCCGAACGGCTCGGGCGCACGGTCGCCGAGCTGGAGGCCGGGATGAGCAACCGGGAGTTCCAGAGCTGGGTGGCCCTGGCGCTGCACGACCAGCTCGAACAGGAACGGGCGAAGAACCAGACCAGGCGGAGGTAGAGCGGTGGCACGGCGCGGAGCGATCCAGGTGGAGGGGCTGGCGGAGTTCCGCCGTGGCCTCCGCCAGGTCCACCGCAACCTGCCCCGTGCCGTGCGCCGGGTCGCGAACGACGCTGCGGAGATCGTGGTGGCGGCAGCGCGGCCCGGCGTCCCGCTCGGGCCGGCCGAGCGCGGCCACGCGGTCCAGTCGATCCGGACGGCCAGCACGCAGTCCAGCGGCCGGGTCAAGGGCGGCGGCGCGCGCTTCCCGTACTACCCCTGGCTGGACTTCGGCGGCCGGGTCGGTCGCGACCGATCGGTCTACCGCCGGGTGATCCGCCGGGGCCGCTACATCTACCCCGCGTTCGTGGACAACCGGGAGCAGATCACCGAGGAGATGGAGCAGGGGCTCCAGCGCCTGGCCCGGTCCGCCGGGATCGACATGGACACCAGGAGTCGCTGATGGCCGGCAACACCGTCATCCTCCGCTTCCTCGGGGAGGACTCCGACCTGCGCCGCACCATCAGCGGCCTGAACGGCGCGCTCGGGGGGATCGGGAAGGGTGTCGGCATCGTCGCCGGGCTCGGGGCCGCCGCGTCCCTGGCCTCGGCCAGCATCGCCGCCGTCCCGCTGGCCTTCGCCGGGATCGGCATCGCCGCCGCCGCGCAGTCCGAACAGGTGCAGACCGCTTTCACCGGGCTGAAGGACCACGTTGTCCAGTCGGTCACGCAGATGGCCGCACCGCTGGTGCCCGTCCTGACCGGCATCGCCGGTCAGCTTCAGGGCACCTTCGACACCATTGCCCCCGCGCTCGGCCAGATGATCGGCGCCACCGCCCCCTTGATCCAGTCGCTGGCCGGCGGGTTCATGGACCTGATCAAGAACATCATGCCGGGGCTTCAGGCCGCCTTCGGCGCGGCGGGGCCGCTGATCGACGCCATCGCGAAGGGACTCGGCCAGGTCGGGACGGGGCTGTCCGGGTTCCTGGAGGGACTGTCCAGCGGCGCGGGCGGGGCCGCGGAGGGCCTGTCCGCCATCTTCGACGTGATCGGATCGCTACTGCCCATCGCCGGTCAGCTGATCGGCCAGCTGGCCGGCGCGCTCGGGCCGGTGCTGAAGGCGCTGGCGCCGATCTTCACCACGCTGGCGACGGCGATCGGGCAGGTGGCCGGCCCGCTGATCACCGCGCTGGCGCCGGTCATCCTCCAGATCGCGCAGGCGTTGACCGGCGCGCTGGTGCCGATCATCCAGCAGCTGGCGGCGTCCTTCGTCGCGCTCATGCCGGTCATCGCCCCGATCATCGAGCAGCTGGGCATGCTGCTGGTCCAGGCCATCCAGATGCTGGCCCCGCTCTTGCCGCCGCTGATCGATGCGTTCTTCGCCATCGTGGCCGCGGTTCTTCCGCTGATCCCGCCCATCCTCCAGATCGCCCAGGATCTGCTGCCGATCCTCGGGGACGTGCTCGGCGTCGTGGTCAGCATCATCACGGGCGTAGTGGTGCCCGGGATCCAGATTCTCGCCGGCATCCTCGGCTGGCTGCTCGGGGTCGTCGGTGACGTTGTCCATGGCATCTCCGGGGCGTGGGACTGGCTGAAGGACGCGATCGGTTCGGCGGTCAGCTGGATCGGTGACCGCATCGGCGACGCGGTGAAGTTCTTCCAGGATCTCCCCGGCAAGATCAAGGACGCGCTCTCAGGTGCGGGGGACTGGCTGGTCAGCACCGGGAAGGATCTGCTGACCGGGTTGTGGGACGGCATCCAGGGAGCGGCCGGCTGGTTGTGGGGGAAGGTCCAGGACTTCTTCGCCGGACTGGTCCCGGACTGGGCGAAGGACGCCCTGGGCATCGGCTCCCCGTCCAAGGTCTTCGCCGACATCGGCCAGTGGGTGCCCGAGGGGCTGGCGCAGGGCATCACCCGGAACCTGAAGCCGGTGACCGACGCGATCGGCTCCATGGTCGGTCAGGCTATCGACGTCGGGCAGGGCTCCGGCGTCTCGGACGCAGACGTCTCCCGGCTGATGGCCGCCGGCTGGCGCGGCGTGGCCGGCGACCACGCCGAACGGCTCTACAGCCCGGCCGCGCTGGCGGCCGGGGGCGCGCCGGGCGGGCGCTCGGTCGGCGTGAACTTCTCGGGCAACCTGAACGACGCGGTGGCGAAGATGTTCATGGAGCTGGTCCGGACCGGGAAGATCCAGCTGGCATGAGCACGCAGCTGTGGACCCCGCCCCTGGACGGGATGACCCTCGCCGTGGAGATCGCCTTCGGGGCCGACCTCACCGACTCCGACGGCTCGGGCTGGACCTGGACCGACGTGACCGCCGACGTCCGGCAGAACCCCGGGATCAGCACGAAGCTCGGGCGTGGTGATGAGGCGTCCCGGAGCCAGCCCGCGACCTGCACGCTGACCCTGGACAACTCCGCAGCCAGCTACTCCCTGGGCGGGCACTCCCCGAACTACCCCTACGTCCGGCGCGGCGTCCCGGTCCGGGTGCGGATCGACCCGGACGACGGCTCCGGGTACGCGGTGGTCTTCCTCGGCTTCGCGGTCGGGTGGACCCCGGACTGGCAGGACGGCGTCGGCGGCACGATCCCGGTCGTGCAGCTGTCGGCGTCCGGGACGCTCCAACGGCTCACCCAGGGGGACAGCCCCCTGGACAGCGCCTACCGGCGCTCGATTACCGACACGGCGACCGTCGTCGCCTACTGGCCGATGGAGGAGCAGCGCGGCGCGCAGATCAGCCCGGCGGTGCGCGGCGGCCAGCCGATGCAGCCGTCCGACCCGCTGGCGGTGAACTGGGCCAGCTCGGACGTCTTCGAGTCCAGCGCCCCGCTCCCTGACGTCGGCGCGTCCGGCCTTCTGGCCGCGGTCAGCCCGTACACCCAGACGCTGGAGAACCAGGTCCGCTTCTTCGTGCGGGTCCCGGACAACGGCCTGGCCGACGGGACCGTCCTGGCCTACGTCTACACGACCGGCACGCTGTACCGCTGGGACATCGTCTACGCCGACGCCGGCACCGGGAACCTGTCGCTGTTCATCTACAACCAGGACGGCACGCTCAATACCAGCACCACGAACGTCACCTTCGACATGGACGGGAACCGCCGGCGGCTCGGGCTCTCGCTCACCCAGAACGGCAGCAACGTGGACTGGCGGCTGGAAGTCCTGGACGCCAACCCGGGCGACCCGGGCGGCGGGTTCTCCGGGACCGTGAACTCCAAGACCGCCGGGATCGTCAGCCAGGTCTACCTGACCCCAGGCGGCGGCGCGTCCGGCACGATCATGGGCCACCTGACCGTGCAGAACGACATCCTGTCGAACTTCGAGGCGGCCTCGGCGTTCTGGGCGTGGCAGCGCCGGGACGGCTCCCTGACCTCCCCGGAGGTCCCGTCCAGCGGCACCGCCTCGGCCAGCCGGATCGCCCGGCTGATGACGGAGAACGGGCTGGAGCTGGACCGGCACACCGGCGCGCTGGTCAGCGACACCATCAACGCCTCCCGGGAGGGCATGGGGCCGCAGCTCCCGAAGCCGCTCCTGGAGCTGCTCCAGGACTGCGAGGTGGTGGACCAGGGCCAGCTCTGGGACGGGCGCACGCCGGGGCTGTCGTTCACCACCCGGCGCTACCGGGAGGACGGCGTGGTGGCGCTGTCCCTGGACGCGGCGGCCGGCCAGCTGGCCGCCCCGTTCGACCCGGTAGACGACGACCAGCGCACCCGCAACCGGGTCACCGCGTCGCGCACCTACGGCGCCTCGGCGACCTACGAAGACACCACCGGCCCGATGGGGTCGAGCGTCATCGGGACCTACGACACCGCGGTTGAGATCAACGGGTCCAACGACCTGATGATGATCCAGCACGCCAGCTGGCAGGTGTCCCTGGGCACCGTGCCCGGCTACCGCTACCCCACGGTGGCGGTGGACCTCCGGGCGACGCCCGAGCTGGCCGCTGACGTGCTCGCGCTGATCCCCGGTGACCGCGTCCAGGTGATCAACCCGGAGGCCGTCCTGGGCGGGTTCCGGCCCGGCACGGTGGACCTGATCGTGGAGGGCATCGCGCACGAGATCAGCGCGGCCGGCTGGATCGCCACCCTGACGTGCTCCTGGGCCAGCCCGTGGATCGTCGGCCGGGTCGCTGCCGAGTCCGGCGACACCTCGGAGTACCTGCTGCGCGCGGACACCGACGGCTCCACGCTGGCCGTGTCCGCGCCGCGCAACGCCACCACGCTGTCCGTGGCCACCGCGTCCGGCCCGCTGTGGACGACCGCCGCCGACAACTACCCGCTGACCCTGGACGTCGGCGGCGTGCCGGTCGTCGCCTCGGCGTGCTCGGGCTCCTCCAGCCCGCAGACGTTCACCGTGGCCGCCCTGGAGCTGGACCGCCTGGCCGGGTCAGCGGTCAAGCTCTACGACCCCCGCCCGCTCGGGCTGTAAGGAGCACCCGCCATGACCTTCACCGCCGGCCAGAAGATCCGCGCGTCCGACCTGAACGCCGGGATCCCGACCCTGTCCCGGATGACCTCGGACGTCTCGGTGATCAGCTCCACGACCTACGTGGACGCCACCGGGATGTCCCTGCCGATGGAGGCGAACAGCGTCTACGCGCTGGACGGCTTCCTGAAGTACCGCTCCGCGACCGCCGCCGACATCAAGTTCATCCTGCTGGGCCCGACCGGGGCCGGCGGGTCGTTCGGCATCCACGGCGTCGTCCAGGCGGCGGTGGCCACCACGGGCGACTTCGAGGCGTTCTGCCTGGACGGGATCGGCGCGGCCAACCAGATCGGGCTGGGCGGGGCCGGCGCCACCACCTCGGCGTGGGGTCACCTGCGCGGGTACATCACCACCAGCTCCACGGCCGGCACGCTTCAGCTCCAGTTCACGCAGGTCACGAGCACCGCCAGCAACACCACGATGATGACCGGGTCCCACCTGACGCTGTTCAAGATCGCCTAAGCCCGTCCGGGCGCCGTGCCCCCGACCGGCCCCGGACGCAGAGCGGCCCCCGCTGGAATGCTCCTCCAGCGGGGGCCGCGTGCTGCTGATGCCGGGTGCCGACCCCCCGTACGCGCCGGCGGGGGGTCGGCTTTACTCCTAGGGCGGCGGCCCGGCGCCACCTGCTCAGAAGATCCGGAACTCCAGCGCCTTGACCCGGCGGACCAGGTCGTCGTGGCTGTCCGGCTCGGGGGCCGGCTCGGGCTCGGGGTCGTGGGCCAGGTTGTCGGACCCCTGCTCCGCGGAGCGGGTGTCCTCCTGGTTGTCGTCGGCGGTCGCCGCCGCCGGGTTCTTCGCTCGGCCGATGGCCATGGTCAGTCCTTCCGTTCGGGGCAGGTGCGGTCGATCATCCCGCACCTGCCCCGGAAGTACCCGCGGCGGCGCTGAACCAGGCGCACGACGGCCAGCGCGGCCAGGCTGCTCCCCAGCACCAGGGCCGGGCCGGCGATCAGCGCCATGGTCGCGACGTCGCGGGGGTCCATCAGGCGGCGCGGGAGCTGGTCGGCGCCAAGGTCTTCGCGGCCCGGCGGGTCCAGTAGGCGCGGGCGGCGTCGTCCAGCTGGTCGTCCAGCTCGGAGTCCAGCGCCCGGCGCAGCTGGCGGTTCTGCCAGCCGAGCGCGGCGATCAGGACGAGCTGGACGGACCCGAGGGCGATGTTCAGGGCGTTCATCGGAACCACCGCCCGGCCTTGCGGACCCGCAGCACCTGGCCGTGCGCGTCCCGGATGGCGCGCTGGGTGGTGCGCACGCCGTCCCGGCCGGTGGCCCGCACCTTGTGCTTGATCCCGGCGTCCCGCAGGGGCGGGCGGTTCACGTACGTGATCACGTACTGGTCGTGCTCGGTCAGGTCGACCACCGGGTCCTTGGGGAAAAGGTTCCACGTCATGGCGCCGACCGTAGCTCACATGCCGGAGATGTGACAACCCGGACCCCCCGAGCTGGACCATGTGGGAGTTGTGAGTTATGGTCTGCCCCATGACCGCATTCGATCGCGCCGACTACCTGACCACCGGCCAGGCCGCGCGCTACCTGGGCGTCTCGGCGGAGACCGTGCGCCGCTGGCTGGACGACGGCCGCCTCCGGGGGATGCGCACCGCCGGCGGTCACCGCCTGGTGGAGCGCGCCTCCGTGTCCGAGCACCAGCCCACCCCGATCCGGGAGCCCTGATGACCTACCCCGACCGCCCCGACGTCCCGCGCCGCCCGCCGTACCCGCTGACCGGCTGGGAGCCGCGCACCGAGGAGATGCGCGCCGTGCCGGACTGGACCAGCTACAACAGCGGCCCGGCACTCCCCGGCCAGCTGGCCGCCGCCGGGCGGTGCGACTTCGATCAGCGGACCGTGGTGACGAAGGACCGGCGCGAGACCCGCCACGGGCTCCACCTGCTGCTGACGTTCTGCACCTTCGGGGCCTGGGCGCTCACCGGCTGGCCGATCGCCTGGCTCTGGAACCGGTTCGGCCCGCGCCGCAAGACCGTGACCTACACCCGCTAGAACGGACAGAGCCCGATGCGCTCCCAACGCACCGGGCTCCCCGGAACCATCACGCTCCCCAGCGAAGAAAGGCTCCCCAGCATCATGCCGCACATCACCGACCCCGCCGAGCGGGACATCCTCGCCGGTTTCCAGCGCACCGTGGACGAGTTCTTCCGCGGGATCTACGAGCTGGAGACCTGCTCGGACCTCTGGCAGCTCTCGCGCATCCAGTGGCGCTTCCTGGAGACGCAGGTCGCCTTCCTGCACCGGACCGCGAACCAGTTCCGGATCGGGCACAGCCTGGAGTTCCAGAAGAAGCTGGACGCGCTCCTGGAGCTGATCTACGACGTCATCCCGGACTACCCGACGCTGGTGGACTGGGACGTCGAGCTGATCGCGCTGACCGGGGGTGCGGCGTGACCGGCCCCGTGGACACCTGGCGCATGACCGGGCGGAAGATCGACACCGAGCGTGACCGCGCCGGTGGGTCCGGCTGCCCCTGGCAGCCCGGCGACCCGGAGGAGAAGTGCACGTGCAGCCGGTGGAACCGATGAGCGCCGCGCAGTCGGCGACGCAGACCGGGCTGGAGATCGCCCGCGCCGCCGTCGCCCGTGGGTGGCGGGTCATCCCGCTGGAGCACGGCGGGAAGCGGCCCGTGCCCGGCCGGCGGTGGGGCGGCCAGCGCGAGCTGCCGACCGATGCGCAGCTGGTGGAGTGGTTCGGCGCCGAGGAGCGCAACGTCGGCATCCTGGCCGGCCCGTCCGGGCTGGTGATCCTGGATGAGGACACGAAGACCGCGCTGGCGCAGGCCGCCGCCGACCGGGGCGCCCGGATGCCCGAGACCTACACCGTGGAGACCCCGAAGGGCCGGCACTACTACTTCGCCGACCCGACGAACCGCTACGGCAACTCCCGGGGCGCGCTGAAGCCCTACGGGATCGACGTCCGAGGCGGCCACGGCGACGGCGGGTACGTGGTGGCCGCCGGCTGCCTGCACCCCAGCGGGGCGCGGTACCGGGTCACCGACGACCGGGAGCCGGCGCCGCTGCTGCCCTGGATCGCCGCCGCGCTGGAGGAGGAGCCGGCCAACGCCGAGGTGGTGGAGCTGCCGGTCCTGCACAACACCCCGGCGCCCGGCTCCCGGCTGGAGAACGCCGACCGGGGGGAGCGCACCTTCACCGAGGACCAGGCGCGGCGCTACATCGCCGCCGAGTGCCTGGCCCCGCTGCTGGCCGCGCAGGAGGGCGACCGCAACGAGCAGCTGAACCGCTCGGCGGTGGTGCTCGGGCACTTCGTCCCGGAGTTCATGGGCGACGACCTGGAGCGGGCGGTGGAGTTCCTGATCCCGCACGCGCTGACCATCGGGCTGGACCGGGCGGAGATCCGCCCGACCGCGCTGTCCGGGCTGCGCCGGGGTGCCGCCGAGCCCTACACGAAGGTGTCCGTCCTGGACCCGGCGCCCGCCGACCCGGACGGGGCCCCCGAGGGCGGCCAGGAGGCGCTGCGCTCCCTGGTGGCCCGTCAGTGGGCGGCCGAGCAGTTCGCTCGGCAGAACGGCGCTCAGAGCCCGGAACCGGGCTCCACGTCGCTGGCCGACCTGCTGGCCGAGGAGCTGGAGGGGGAGGACTGGCGGATCAGCGGGCTCTGGCCCGCCGGCGGGAAGGTGCTGCTGGCCGCCCCGCGCAAGACCGGCAAGACCACGCTGATCGGCAACCTGGTGCGGTCGCTGGTGGACGGGGACCCCTTCCTGTCCACCGAGCAGTTCGCCACCGAGGTCAGCGGGCGCACCGTGGTCATCCTGGACTTCGAGATGACCCGCCGGCAGCTCCAGCGGTGGATGCGGGACCAGGGCATCCAGAACACGGCCAGCGTCCACGTGGAGCTGCTGCGGGGGAAGCGGTGGGATCCCACCGACCCGCGGGAGCGCGCGCGGTGGGCGGCGTACCTGAAGGACCTGAACGCCGGGGTGCTGATCATCGACCCGGCCGGGCCGGTGGTCGCCTCCCTGGACCAGGACGAGAACGAGAACGGGGCAGTGCGGCGGTTCCTGCACTCCCTGGACGCCCTGGTGGCCGAGTCCGGCGCCGATGAGCTGTTCGTGGCCCACCACACCGGGTGGGGCGGCGAGCGGTCCCGAGGCGCCTCGGCGTGGGAGGACTGGCCGGACGCGATCTGGCGCCTGGCCGGGGAGGTCCCGGAGACCTTCTTCGGGGCGCTCGGGCGCGACGTGGACCAGGCCGCCCGGGAGCTGGTCTTCGACCCGGCCAGCCGGCGCTACAGCCTCGGGGACTCCACCCGGGCGCAGGCGAAGGTCAGCCGGGACGTGGAGCTGGTCGGCCGGATCGTCGCCGCCCAGCCGATGATCGGGAAGAACCAGCTGCGCGAGGCGCTGCGGGCGAAGGGGATGGCGTCCACGCAGCGCCAGACCGAGGCGGTGGACGCGGCCATCGGGGAGACCGTGCACACCCACCGGGGGCTGAAGAACGCGGTGCTGCACGGCTCCACCGGCCAGTGCTTCCCCGGCTGCCCGGGGGCCACCGATACCAGTAATACCTAACAATCCTCACCGATACTGGTATCACTCGCTCCACCAGTACTACTACCTATAAGTAGTACTGGTGGAGCACTGGTCAGGACATGATCAACACGGGAGCAGTACTGGTATCGCTCGGGGAGGCGTTCGCGACCGATCGTCAACCGGTCGCGAACGGTGAGGTAAGATCACCAGCGCAGCACTGGCCGACCGATCGGAGCCCGTCATGGCCGACCGCTACACCGAGACCGAGGTCCGGGAGCAGATCGCCGCCGTGGTCGCGCTGAAGGACCAGCACTGGTCGCACTCCCGCATCGCCGAGCACCTGGGCATCAGCAAGTCCACCGTGCACGAGCGGGCCGGCCAGGGAGCGCTGGCCGAGGAGCGCCGGGACGTCGGCCAGGCCAACGTGGTCCGCAGGGCCGCCACCGCCGACCTCACCCGGTGGGCGCAGGAGAACCGGGACGCGTACGCGAAGTCCGACCGCACCGTCCAGGACGTCCACCGCGCCACCCTGTCCGCCGTCCGGATCTGGGACAGCCTGACCCGCATCTGGGGTGCCGCGCTGCCCATCCGCGTGGCCATCGGGCCCGACCTCGGGGACCCGCCGGGGGTGGACCCGGTGATGACCGAGGCCATCCAGAACGCGCTGGACAGGCTCTGCCTGTCGCCGGAGGACTGCGGTCGGGACGACGGGCCGTGCCCGGCCGTCGCCGGAACCGGGCGCTGTCGCGCAGCTTCGGAGGCCGAGCACCAGCCCGAGCGCAGGGGCTTTTTGGCCGCGGACCCGACGTACCGATGAGCTACAGCTGGCGTGGCGGCAGCACCTCGGCGTGGCGCAAGGTGCGTGCGCGGGTGCTGCTGGCCAACCAGCAGGACAACGGGGGGAGGTGCACGCTGGCCATCGGGGGGGTGTGCACCGGGCAGGCGGACACCGTCCACCACGTGCTGGGTAGGCGCGCGACCGGCGACGATGAGCGCTACCTGGCAGCTGTGTGCGCAGCCTGCAACCTGCACGTCGGTGACCCCGGGCGCATCAGTCCTGGGCACAGCACCAGCACAGACTGGCGACGATTCCCACGCTGATCATGCGCAGATGACAGCAGATCGCAAGGTCAAAGCACACGAGATCCTAACCCCGAAGGTAGGCATTCCCTCACCTTCGGGGTTGCTTTTCGTCACCTCAACGTGAGCGATTCCTAACCCCGGAG